TAGCTAACAATGAGTGCGAAAAAGAAAAAGGATACATTAGTTCCTATTAATTTTCGTCTCACTAGCTCGCAAAAGAGGGAGGTCGCTGGCATCGCATCAGATTTGGGTGTCAGCACCTCGGCTCTTTTACATTCATGGATCACTAGAATCTTGAACAATATGAACGGATTCGGTGACCACGACCAGCTACTGAGAGATAAATAACAACAAACTAACGTATGAAGTCATTCAAAGAACTAGGTGAGATGCATGGACAGACGGCTGATCTGTTATCAGATGCTGTTAAGTTCATGAAGGCCACCGAGGAGTACAACCCTGCATTGATTAATTGTGTGATTAAGTTCCTTAAAGATAATCGTGTTGAGTGCATGTCCGAAGAAGGAACTCCTCTAAATGATTTGAAAATCGAAGCTCTGCCTTTTCTAGAAGACCCAGAGGTTCAACGGCAAATCGGCAAGTAACACCTACTCTTTGTTTCAGATTACATACACCAATAAGGAGTCGCTTCTGCTATAAACGGAGGCGACTCTTTTACTTTACATATGAAGACCAAGAAAGCACCTACACCTATAGAGATACCACCACAGTTAAAGAACTTTAAGAACTTCCTGTACATTATATGGAAGCATCTAAACCTACCTGACCCTACTGCTTTGCAATATGACCTAGCTGACTATATGCAACACGGCCCTAAGAGGTCTGTTATCATGGCGTTCCGGGGAGTAGGTAAGAGTTGGATATGCTCTGCCTATGTAGTACATCAGCTGCTGCTAGACCCCTCTCTTAACATCCTTGTGGTATCTGCCAGTAAGAACAGAGCAGACGACTTCTCCACCTTTACCTTGAAGATCATACACGACATACCTATTCTTCAAGGACTTATCCCAACAGAGAACCAACGATTCAGTAAGATAGCTTTTGATGTAGGCCCTGCTCCTGCTGCTCACGCTCCCTCTGTTAAATCACTAGGGATATCGTCACAACTTACCGGGTCTCGTGCTGACATCATCGTAGCAGACGACATAGAAGTACCTAACAACTCAGCAACACAAGGCATGAGAGACAAGCTGGATGAGCAGGTAAAGGAGTTTGAAGCTATTGTTAAACCACTGGACTCCTCCCGCATCCTCTTCCTTGGTACTCCTCAGTGTGAAGACTCTATCTATAACAAGCTGCGAGACAGGGGCTACAACGCCCGTATATGGCCTTCTGAGTATCCACAGGTGTCTACCCTTTCCTCACACTACGGAGACGATCTAGCACCCTTTATAGGCGATAACACAACAGAACAGACAGAAGGTACGACTACAGAACCCTTACGGTTTTCTGACCTTGACCTAGAAGAGAGAAAGATGTCGTACGGCAGGACAGGGTATGCTTTGCAGTTTATGCTTAACCCTAGGCTAAGTGATGCTGACCGCTACCCCTTAAAGATTAACGACCTTATTATCATGGATGTAGACACAGATGTAGCTCCTGAAAAGGTCATGTGGACATCTGATCCCACCTTTGCTGACAGAGACCTACCTAATGTGGGACTGCGGGCTGACCGCTACCACCGACCCCTTAAAACAATAGGAGATATGATACCGTACACTGGTTCTGTGTTATCTATTGACCCTAGTGGTAGAGGTAAGGATGAGACGGGGTACGCTGTGGTAAAGATGTTGAACGGTCAGCTGTATGTTCCTGACGCTGGAGGACTGAGAGGTGGTTACGACACACAAACCCTACAACAACTTGTCGGTATCGCTAAACATAACAAAGTTAACCAAGTAGTCATAGAGTCTAACTTTGGAGACGGTATGTTTATGGAGCTGATTAAACCGCTGTTTCGTACTACTTACCCAGTAACAATAGAAGAAGTCAGACATAACAAACAGAAGGAGCTTAGAATAGTCGATGTGTTGGAACCTGTGCTAAATGCTCACAGGCTGGTGTTTGATCCCTCTGTTGTAACGTTAGACTATAAGTCTGCTCAGGCTTACCCTATAGAGATACAGACTAAGTATATGCTGTTTTACCAGCTATCAAGGATAACAAGAGAGAAGAACAGTCTTACTCATGACGACCGTTTAGACGCTCTTTCTATAGCCGTTGCTTATTGGGTACAACAGATGGCAGCAGATGTTAATCAAAACATGATAGACCGTAAGCAGGAGCTGCTACAACAAGAGTTAGACAGCTTTACTGATAGCTTTCATAAAAGAAGCTTTAGAGGTAACAAAGCGTTACTGTGGTCTTAAGCTGACTCCTTACTCCTATAACAAATCTTCAATAGCTGCTACTCCTCCTTCTGCTGTTATTACTGTTATAACAAAGGTGCTGTGGTAGTTAGAGTGGACTTGTTTCACTCATCCTGTAAATACATAAGTATGTTATACTGCTTACTTTTACTACTGATCTATATCTATAGATACACCTCGCCTTAAACCTTTGTAAGTATTACTTTTGTTAGCAGTAGCAGTAGCTTTCGTTAAGACAGGTTTTGAAGCGAATCGCTGTAGAAACCTCAATAGAGTAAGTAGGAGCAGTAACAGTTGTTGTTAAAGCTTTACTACTTGCTACTTGTTACAATCTGTCAGCTTAACTTAAAACTATAACGAACGTTATAACGACTATCTAAATATCATTATTTTAATAAAAAATTACCGAAGGAAACCTGTCAACAACAAAAGTTAAAACCCTTGTGAAATAGAGGGGTACAGCGTTGTCTCAACTTTGTCTCAATAAGATTAAAGCAGTAACAATATAAAAGTGTTTACAAGTAATGTATACCTGTGATAGCGTAGCAACACTATGATGGATAACAACGATCAGACTGATGCTTTACAGTTCGAACTTAATAACCTTGTAGCCAAGTTCCAGCAGGAGTTTGATCTTAATGCTCAGACAATCATTGGTTGTTTAGAAGTGACCAAGCTAGACCTTGTAACAGACTTTGGTGTAGAGTTTATACCAGACGATGAGTTAGAGGACGACAGCGACAGTAACGACATCTTCCCTGCGTTTTAAAAGAACCTAACTACGAATTTAACATACCGCCACCTTAGCTCAGTTGGTAGAGCAGCTGATTTGTAATCAGCCGGTCGTCAGTTCGAATCTGACAGGTGGCTCCAGTAGTAGNGTTATACGCTTGTTATAANNNGCAGTAAGTACTCACAACAGCTGTTTACCTAGCAATAGTAAAGGTAAGCTTTAGGTTTGCATGGTATAAGAGGCAGTGGGGGGCGGTTCAAAAAGTGGTGAAAAAATGTGAAGAGGTATATAAGCGTATGCGTTCTCGTTTTACCCCGTAGGGGGGTGTGTGCTTTTTGCAGGCAGACGGGGGCGGGTTGTGATGTAAATCGTTGATAATCAACAAAACCAATTGGACATAATGCGTATTGTGCGAAAGTTACACCTGTAAAGCGTGTGTTAAGTCTGTTAGACACTTAATTTTGTTTCGTAAATCGTTGATATTCAATTGTTTACATTTGTTTTGTTTATCATCTTTGCATCTATTGCACCTGTAAAGCTATGCAGTAGCTATCAAAGACACATTGTAACATAAGCGTAAATCGTTGTGAATTAGCAACTTATGCAATGTATAGTTATAAAAGAAAGAGATGCAGGTGTATAATTTTTATACACATATGGGTATTTTTGCACCAATTTAGCGTAAATATTGATTTTGGACTGATTTTAGCTATAATAGGGTATCGTTCTTTGATAGCTTGGAAGTCAAATTATGTTGATTACCAACTACTTACAGCAAACCGAGGTTAACAATTGCCTAAATCCTATACAGCGTGTATAAATTCTATACAGCTATAAGGCAGATATGGGCATTTTTGCACCATTTTGACCTATATCTTGACTTTGGCACGGTTTCAGCTAATATGGGGGTATCGTTCTTTAATAGCGGTCAATATGGCCGTATCACACACAAAACACACACACACATGAATACTATACAACGTGAAATTAACAACATGACCAACCTGCTTGACGAGCAAGAAACGCTTATTGAGCAGATCAAAACGGATCATGTCGCTACTATCAGGCCGATGGTTCCTTCGGTAGCCGTCATCAAAGCTATGGAGGCTCAAGGGTACACATTCGACGATAAAACCAGCTATGTAAATACAGGCGGTGTCAGACGGTTGCTCTTTATACATCCTACCGCAAAGAAAGAGCTTAGGATATCGATTGAGGAATCACTGATATAGTAGCAAAACCACGCTTGATCGGGCTATGGCGATCACCATTTTCTACACTCTCGATGTTCCACGTGGAACGTCATTGTAAACACACAAACAACCAAAATAAAATAGATATGAATAACGAAGAAACCAACTCACAAATCCTTGAATTAATCGCTCAGATGTTTGAGGAAAACGGAGATCACGGCAACGCTTTACTGTTAAGAGACCGAGCCAAAATCGA